TCAACCATTTTTACTCCTTTTTATGGTCACGGAATATTCCGCATTCGCGTTAAGCCCCGGCGGAAGCACGTCGGGGTGTTCTTCTAAAAATGCCTTCATATTGGTTTGGTGAAGTCGCTTCTCCAATAGTTCCGGCACACCATGTTCAAGTATGAATTTGCCCATGGATTCCCAGTCGTTCGTTGAGTACGTCGTCCTTACGGTGCGATACACAACTCCGGCTTCGGTTCGTAGACTCTCAGCGCCAATGACTTTCATGTGGTCAAGAATCGCTGTCTTGACTGTCTTCATGCCGTCTTCAACCTTGGCGATTTCCGCTTCTAGTTGATGGGTGAGTTCTGCTTTTTTGTCCCGCATCTTGATATAGACACGGGTAAGTTTTTCTAGAGGCACTTCTGCCTGTACTGTAGCTTCTTCCATTTACATTCTCCTGTTTTAAAAATACGATAGCGGTTTGTTGTTCTCACTATCTTCCCTCTACTCTACTATCAAATTCTACCTTAGTCAAGTAAATTCTTGTAAAGTTCAACTAACTTTACATGATCGTCTATACGGTTGTCAAGCATTTTGTATAGGTGTTTCTCCGCATTTGAACCCTGTAATCGCACAATCGTGACCGGATGGCGTTGCCCCGCTCTATGCGCTCTTGCATTGGCTTGGGCATAAGTCTCTAGGCTTGGGGTCGGCCCCCACCAAACAACTGTATCCGCCGCTGTCAAGGTCACGCCATGAGCCGCCGCTTGTGGTTGGATTATCAAAATCCTTGGGTCACTGGTATCTTGAAAATTCTTAAATATTTCAGCGCGTTTGTGGGCGGGCACATCACCATTGATGATCTCGGTTGAGAACCCGTCTGCTTCTAGCTTTTGGCTGAGAATCCGGATCGTGTTTTTAAATGGTACAAAGATCAATATCTTTTGTTGTGTCTCGTCGATCACTTCTCTCAACACCTTATAGCGGTTCTTGATGTCGAACTCCAAGGTCTCGCCAGTATCAGAGTACACCGCGCCACAAGATATTTGCAGGAGTTTGCTCAATCCGACTGCAGCGTTAACTGCCGTAATTTGCTCCCCCGCCGTTTGCACAACAAGTTGCTTGCGTAACAACTCATAGTATTTCTTCTGTTGGGGGGTCAGTTCAACCTCCCGTGAGACATACGTCATCTCAGGTAGGTCAAGGCATTCCTCTTTGGTAAACCGGATGGCGGGTTGTAGGGCTTCGTAAACTACCTTGTCCGCATGGGGGCGTGGCACCCACTTGAACTGGGTTATCTTGTACATAACCATGTCTTTAAATGCGCTGTAGAACTTAGGCACACCGCTAGGACTTACAAGTTTCGCTAGTCCATAGGCGTCCACGGGGGATTGAGCCGCAGGTGTTCCAGTCAGCATCCAGAGCCATGTCTCAGGCTTTAGAATACGGTTTAACGTCTTCCAACGTGTTGTCTGTGCGTTCTTGTACGCATTAGCTTCGTCGATGACGATTAAATCAAACCCACCATTAGCCACCGCTTCTTGAACAATCTCCACCCCGTCATAGTTGATGATGACAAACTCGGCGTCCGATGCGATCACTCGGTTGCGCTTCTCTTTAGAGCCATAGGCAATGTCCACGGTGCGGTGCATAGCAAACCTAAACAAGTCAGCACGCCAAGCAGAATCCATGATGGACAGTGGGCAGATGACCAGTACACGGCGAATCCGACCAAGTTTCATCAGGTAGTCAGCCGCCCAAATAACAGACCCCGTCTTGCCTGTGCCTTGCTCATTAAGGCAGAAAGCCCGCTGGTGCAGGGTCAAGAATGACGCAGTAGTCTTTTGATGCTCGAACGGTTTGTAGAGTCCGGGCCATCCGTACTGTCCCATGATTGGTGATGGGATGTTTTTTATTTGCAGGTTCTTAAGCACCCGTGCTTCATCTAACCCCCACTTCACCGCTACTTGGTGCTCTCCAATTTGTCTGCTCTTTGGTATAACCGTTGTCACCTTATTGGGGTGACGTAGGTTCAATAGCAGTATCTTGTTCTCTACGATTTCCATGATTCTCCTGTTTTTATAAAGCACTGACAGAGCAAAAGTGGTCTCCCACTTCGCTCCATCAGATTGTCGGTTCCCTACCGGAAAGAGTAGTGCCGACTGGTAAGGTTATTTCGGTTTCCCGCGATGCACGCCACTCATACCTTACGCTTGCATCAGACTATGAACCAATCAGGCTCGTCGTTTTCTTTCTCGCTTGCTAGTCTCACCGACTAGGTTGCTCTTTGAGTCTCTCTTGAATGACCGATTCTTTGCAGGTGTCTGCACACTAAATCCGTCCTTGTTACTACCGCCTTTGTCTAACGCTTTCTTGTGTGATAGGTCTTTACCTTCACGGCTCTCGGCGGTCTTGTTTGTATCTGTTGCACTGTCCTTGTGCTTCTTGTCGTACTCACGACGCAAGCGTTGACGCTCCATACGGCGTTCTAGTTCGCCACGGGCTTTTTGTTGCTCATACTCTTTCTTGTATGGGCGGGGTTTATTTACATACGGCATCAGTTCCTCCCGTTATGGGCACACTCAAGCACTAAACAATGCTTCTTGCATAGTCCGCTAGGGCGGGGATTCCACACATTGTTGGCGTATGAAAGCTTCATACGGCTGTGCTCTGCGAACCATTTCGCCCACATCTTATCCTGATTTTCGATATCGTACGAGTCTTTAATAAAGTTTTTTGAGACCACAAAAAGTAAACCACCTTTGACCCGTTTTACTTGGGGGAAGTGCTTAAAAATAGCCAGCGCCATCAACTCCAGTTGGTCAGTATCGGCATACTTGGCGGACTTACCCGTCTTGTAGTCTACGCACCGTGCATCTTCCCCGTTAATTATCAATAAGTCAGCGACGCCACGCCACCAAACATTTGGGTCTTTGAATCCGCAAGGCTCTAAGTTCTCAGTCAGCCCGAACTCATACTCGCAATACTTATCACCCGCTAACTGTCTTAAGTTATCGAGGGTTGGTTTGGCATAGTTAAACTGCGGAGGTAGTGGTACGTCATCACGTACGTAATGTTCTGCTGCCGAATGAAATTGTTTGCCATAAGTTATTGCTTCAGTAGGCGGTTCGACTACATCCTTAACCACCTTCAAGTGGTAATACTTCTTTGGGCATTGATCGTACGTCTTGATACTGGAGTAACTCCATGCGGGAATCTTAGTCAAAATTTACCTCAGCCATTTCTTTAAGTTCTTTATACATGGGCAACAACGCACACATTTCCCGGTGCACGGTGCGCTTGTCATTCATATAGTTGTAGTCATCTATTGTCTTCTCATCGCGGGTGTCACCAGCCGCTTTCGTTATCGCCAGTGCGTTCTTCTCACGGATACGAGACAGAATCCCCATCAATGGCGCACCTATCTTTTGTGCTCTGTGCATAGGTACGTCGAGTTTTGCACCGATATCTTTCCATATCATTCCTTGCATCCGCATCTTTAGTATCTGTGGTTGAATCCGGTGTTTTTCTTTATCCTCACGTATCCAGTCTTCAGCAATCGACGGGTCATAAGATTTTCTCAGCCATTCGTACTTCTCCTCAAACGTGTCGAACCCGCAGTAGTTAGCTTGCTCTAGCACTATGTCAATAATGTCAGTCTTCATTAGCAGTCTCCGTAGGATTTTCCATAGCCACTTTCACAGTTAACAGGTAAACCTTCAGCCCACTCAGGCGTCCACCGCATAGAGTCTTCGATGAACTTCTGCGCTTCTTCGACTTCCGCCTCGGGTACTAGACAGGCAATCGCATCATGCACTGTTAATACAACGTCATAACGCTTTGATATGTTAATCATCTGCTCTCCGATGATGCAACGGGCAATCGCTTGGCATGCGTTCTCGATTACTTTACCACCGTAGATTTTGTTCCAACCATAGCGTGTTTTGTACTGGTACTGTATGCCCTTGTCATCGCGGATAGGTACTAGCTTTTCGTAGCGCATCAACAACCCACTTGGTAGGCGAATGCCTTTTTCTACAGGGTCAATATAGAGCACACCTTCACGTCCTAAAGATGTTGTATAGCCTTTGCTGATTGCTTCCAGCGCTTGTTGTGCTTGACGCCACAACGCTACGATGTGTGGGTATGTCTCTCTATAGACTTGAATAATGTGGCGCGATTCTCCCTCTGTAATCGCAGTACCAAAAGTTTTGAGTTGTGCTTGAAACTTAATCGCTCCCATTCCATACCCCGCGCCGAGAATCGTTGTCTTGCCAACAAACCTCTCGTCTTTTGTAATTTCTGTTGCATCCTTGCCGTATATAGCCGATGCCATGATCTTGTATACGTCCTCGCCATTTTTAAATGCCTCCACTAAGTCGTTCTGTCCCGCTAACCAAGCAAGCACGCGCGCTTCAATTTGACTTGAGTCGGCATCAATGATTGCGTAACCTTCCGGTGCAACAATCGCCTTCTTTAATTTACCCGCATTGTCACCACGCGAGGGTAAGTTCTGCAAGTTCAACGAGTCACTACCACCCCACCGCCCAGTATGTGCGGCATAGTATTTCAACGGCACAGGCATAAGCCCACGCTTGGCAATACCAATAAATCGTTCTGTCCTAGTTTCTTCTAGTGTTGACTTCGTACCAAGGCGAGCCGCGACTAACGCTTGCACCCTTACATCAGGGTGTTCCGCTAATGCCTTGAACTCTTCGTCGTTCTTGGCAAGTGCATAAGTCTCTTTGTTAGTCGTCGGGCTAACTTTCATGGGAACCTTAACGCCTAGTTTTTCAAGCAAAGCCGCAAATTTCGGATTACTGGCGAGGTCGGTCTTGTCAACATCTGCTTGCAACAACAGCATGTTCTTCTTATCTTGTACGTCACGCAAGTGCATCTCAAGTAAGTTCAAGTCAAGATCGAGTTTGGGTTGTATAAACATCCGCAAGGTCAGGTCAATCAGCTTCATTTCCTTCTTTGGAAACCCGCGAGTCACCATGACGTTAAACAACTTGTAGGTTAAATTCACGTCGTTAATACAGTAGTCCCCGTATCTGCTAAGTTCTTCTTCAGTAAACTCTTCACGCTTTTTCCCGGAAGCAGCGATTACTTCATCACCCTTAACACCTATTTTGTATGCTTCAACAAGCGACCCGAGGCCCGCACTAGATTCGACACCGTGCAGTCCACGCGCCATACACATAGTGTCAGCATACGCCTTTGCATAGATGCCAAACTTCTGCGACAAGATAAACCCATCAAACGCCGTGTTGTGTGCAAGCATCATGGAGTCAGCCCACGAGAATGAATCAAGATAATCCTTAATCTGTTCGTGTGTACCACTCGCCCACTCAGTCTCTCCGCCGTTTAACTTAACGCCTACGCCAATGACTTCAAACTTGTCATCACGCACGTACTCTTCTGTCGTCATCTTCGACAAACTAAATGTCGACTTCTCGTAATAGGTTTCAAAATCCACTGTTATTATGTTCATAGTTATTTCCAAAATCGTTTAAGGTTGTCGGTTGTAAAAGTCTTTTGATACTCAGTATCTTGGGGTTGCGTCAATCGCTTCTTACTTGGCACAGCCCCCGCAAATACTTCTTCTCTTGTTTTGAAATTACAAAAACAAAGTTTGCAATACCTTCTGCGATAAGTAAACTCTTCGTTCTGTATGGTTTCAACAATCGCTATGTTGTTACCCTCACACTTCGGGCACTTCATCTTT